AAATCAGGTAACGGTTATGCTGTTATTCGGTTCTTACCAGCACCAGAGGGAGAAGATATTCCTTGGGTGAAAATGTATTCTCATGCATTTCAAGGCCCTGGCGGTTGGTACATTGAGAAGTCTTTGACTACTCTTAACAAGAAAGACCCAGTGTCAGACTACAACTCTCAGTTGTGGAATACTGGTGTTGAAGCAAACAAAGAGATTGCAAGGAAACAGAAGCGTAGACTTCATTATGTTTCTAATGTCTATGTTGTTTCAGACCCTAAAAACCCTGACAACGAAGGTAAAGTTTTCAAATACCGTTATGGTAAGAAAATCTTTGAAGCGTTGAAAGAAGCAATCTCTCCAGCATTCGCTGATGAGAAAGCAATCAATCCTTTCGACCTTAGAGGGGAAGGTGCAAACTTTAAAATTAAAATCAGAAAAGTTGAAGGTTACTGGAACTACGACAAGTCTGAGTTTGATTCACCAGCACCTTTATTTGAAGATGAAGATAAACTGAATGAAGTTGTTGCTTCATTACACAGTCTATCAGACATTATTGCACCTGACCAGTTCAAGTCCTATGATGAACTTAAAGAAAAGTTCGACAGAGTTCTTGGTTTGACTGGTGCGACTGCAACCTCTACCGCAGAGTCTGTTGCTGAAGACCTAGACGAAGTGCCTTGGTCTGACGTTAACAAGGAACCTGTTGCTGAGGAACCCGTAATCCAATCTGCTGATTCTAGTGATTCAGAAGACGCAATGGATTACTTCAAGAAGTTAGCTTCCGACTCGTAATCAACGGGAGTAGCTTCGGGGGGGTAGGTACTTTATCATGTGTCCTTTGAGTGACCTACCCAAAGAACTAAGACCGTGGATTATATCTGAGGGGGTACTTAGTAAGGGAAAGGCAAACAGCTAATCAAAAGAAAGCGGGTTTGTCCGTAAAGAGCGGGAATGCTGTAATGCGTGGGGCGACTTTACACTTTTAATTTTTTAACTTATAAATATACATTATGCCACAAGTAACACCAAGACATGACAAGAAAAGGAATAAGACAGAATCCTTTGACCAACTACTTCGCAGATTCAAAAAGAAATGTGAAAGGGCTGGTATTGTCCAAGAGGTTCGTAATAGAGAGTATTACGTAAAACCTAATCAAAAGAAACATGAGGCAAATCAAAAACGCAAGAGACGTAACTATCTCGACAAAATCAAACAAGAGCAATTAGAAGCTCGCAAGAAATTATCTTCACGTTGGATTACGTAATGTCATGTCCAAGAAAAGAATTCCACAGAAACCCAAGACTAGGGTTTTCAAAGAGCTGTTTGTAAAAGACAGTCCATACGGTCACAAAGTTCAGAGAGACCGAACTAAGTATAATCGAAATAAGTTTAAGCGGGAACAGCTGCTAGACGAGAACCAGTAGGGTCATTATCCCTTGGAGTTGGCGTCACACTTCTAATTGAAGTATTAGCTGAATTCGTTGTTTGGTTATTGATTGTGGTTACTACTGCTTGTTGAGCTGCAACTTTCTCACCGTCTCTCATGTACTGACCTTCTTGTTTAAGTTCTTCCGCACGTTTAGGGTCTGCTAACATTAATCCTTCAGCAGTTATACCAGTTGCTTGACCGTGGAATCCACCACCACTTGTTACACCTTCACTTCTTAATACGTCTTGATACTTATCAGTGCTTTCAAACGTTGCGAACCTAGACATTTTCTGTTTACCAGTTGCTTCATCAATTACCGCATTACCTTCTTCGTCAGTGATACCTGTTTCTTCATAACCAGTAACCCTAGCATATCCAAGTTTAACTTGTTCTTCTAGTTCTAGGTTATCTATTTGTTCTGACGTTAGGTTAGGTTGAACAGCACGTTCCATTGCTTTAGGTGCTGGTGGTTCTGTTTTTTCACCAAAGAGTCTATTAACTACCCAGCCAGGCAAAATCTTTTCTGCCATACCTCTTAACATTTGACCGATATCAATATCAAATACACTTCTAAAGAAATCACCGATTGCTTGGAATGGTGCTTTAATTAAATCCCATAGACCGCTGAAAATTGCTGAGATACCTTCAAACATTCTATCAAAGTCACCAGTAAAGAGACCAGCAAAGAAGTCATAGAACCCACCAAAGATATCCCCGATAATTTCAATTATGTTCATGAAGTATTCTACTACTGTATCAACAGCAGCTCTAAATCCTTCTGAGTTTTGATATAAGTAAATCGCACCACCAATAAGAAGTAGTGCAAGTGCACCTATAAGTAGAGCGGGAACTGATAATCCTAAAGCAGCTGCTAACATTGATACACCAGTTGCAATCAATGAAGCAGTTGCAGCTGCGAATCCTACCACTACTGACATAGCTGACATTGCAAACCTTTTCATGGCTCCAAGGATTTTAAGTGACCCTGCTTTAAAAGCTGCGAATCCAGCTTTAAGTGATTCTACACCTTTACCGAATCCTGCTTTGACACCGTCCATCATATTGGATGCGCCTTCCTTCATGTTACCCCAAACTGCCGTGAGGTCAGCATTCAATTGTTCAGTAACTGCAGAAAGACCACCTTCTTTATAAACATCACCTAAACCACCCAAGTAAGTAGCGGTTGCGGATAGTCCTGATTTGATTCCTTCACCCATGGCTTTGAGACCATTTGCAGCTGCTATACCAAAGTTTTGAACACCACCGACAACGTCACCGAATAAGTCTTGTCTACCAAACAGTAAACCAACACCGTTTATTTTTCCAACAACTTTGTCGAAAGAATCTATAAGGTCAAAACCTGTAAGTTCTTTTAGACCATCACTGAAATCACTTAGTCCTTGAGCAGTGTCAGCATTAGTTTTTTCTAATATACCATCAAGGTCTTTTTGATACTTGTCCCTGATTTCTTTTTCTTTTTCTAATGCTTCTTTGTTCTCTTTGATATCTCTGTCAAATCCAGCAAGAAGTTCAGTCTGTTTTTCTCCTCTAGCTTTCTCAAGTTCTTCTAGTTGTTTCGTTGCATTGTTAAGAGCCGCACCTTGGAGTCTACCTTGTTGCTCTCTTAAGCCTGCAATTTGAGAATCCAGTTTACCAAGAACGTTGTTTGACTTTTCTGCTGTTGCAAGTCTATCCGCACGTGCTTGATTTAAGGCTTCTTGTTCTGCCTCCAACTGATTTGTTCTGTCTGATACTGCTTTGAAATCACCGAAATCGATATCACCTAACTGACCTTCACCAGTTTCTAAACCCCTTGCTACTTTAGCAAGTGTATCCCTTACTTTTTGAGCTGCAAGTGCACCCTTGAAAGAATCTCTTGAAGAATTTCTAAAGTTAGCTGCTGATAGAGCAACCTCTTTATTAGTATCCGCAAGAGAATCTACAATTTCTTTGAATGCTGGTTTAAGAGACTTGCCCGCCTCTTCTAACTGTTTATCGATTTCGTTTGCCATTTATTTACTTCTTTTGGTTATCAGAATCGTGTTCTTTAGCTGCTGAATTTACATATAGTCCAAACCATGCGGCCCCAGCACCAACTAAGATACTGATAAGACCTGATTGTTCCATTGTAGGTTCAGGTAATTCTAGGAACCACATAACAACGTAGTAAATTAAGAATATGTAAACACTCAAGAATGCTCTTGGCCATATTCTCCATGAATCTACAGTCTTAGCAAGAAATATCCATTTCTGCCAAGGGTTCTTTTTATCGTCATGTTCAAGTTCCCAAATCTTTTGTTTGAGTTCATTGTTTTCGGTGACCATTTCCATAAACTTACTGAGGTCAATCTCTACCTCGTTACGACTCATGTCACCACTAAATTGGTCTCTATCTGCCATGTTATCTCCTTTGATTATATTTGGCTTGTTCTTGTTTTTGTCGTTCCTGTTCTTCCTTTAGGAACTGCAATAACAGCATAATATAAATCTCCCTTTCCCATGGCATCATATTTTCGAGTTCTTCTAAACTGTAATTATGATGTTGCATTAACTGAAAGTTCGTATTGTAATAATTCAATACGCTCTCATGAGAAAGGCATATCAAAAAAAACTTTGTAGGCCCTCCATGGTTCTACTTTGTTCTTTTCCACATGTGTTACATGTAGCAACGTCCATATAAACTTTAGGCATGTCATCAAAATAAGAACCTAATTTTTCCATTTGTGGAAATGTTAAACTATCCACAAACTCATTGAGTTCTTGTTTCGATACATCATCTGTATCATATACATTTTCTTCATCGAAAATTTCAGTGATACATTGCTTCAACATTTCAAAGGGTTGTTGGTCAGGAGGCATTTTATTTACCTGTTCCATAAGTCCCCAATCGGGATACCTTAACACAACACCCAAGTTGTCGTTTATCATAACTTTAGGTTCAACACCTTTTGACTTAGTTACTTGAACTTCGTCAAGGTTTATTGTAACCTCTCCACTTCCATTACAGTCCTCGTCTTTACAAGGCAGATTAATCTTAACTGTTTCACCAACTGATACTGCTCTAATTTTAATGAACAGATATTCAATGTCAAACATAGGAAGTTTTTCAACGTCCAACCATTCGTTTTCCTCGAATGCTGTTACTGCCTTAATCATTTGCTTTATAGAAGCAAGTGACCGACTTTGGTCTTCACCCTCTTTCGCAATTACTAAAACCTTTTGTTCCTTAACAAGAAACGGTCTGAATGTTACTTCACGTCCGTCACTTGGCAAGGTGCACTTATAAGTAGGTGCACTTTGTATTGGTAATGCCATAATTTATTTCCTCAAATAATAAAAATTAACCGTTTCCACCGAATACATTGTTAATCTTTCCAAGATTAGAATCCAGTCGTCCCAGTTTTCCAAGAAGTTTATCACCTTTACCACCAAATCTAGAAGCGACTGATAGTCCTTCCATGACAGCATTAAGTGCTCTCCTTCCTTTATTTAGTCCTGATAGTTCAGGTGGTTGCGTATATTCTACGTCCCACCCACGATACGCAATGGTACACCCAAACTTCAATATACTATCAGGAGTGTTTGAGTCTAATGCCATTGCGTCAAATGATTTTGGATAACATTCATATAACTTATATTTCA